ACTTTGTCAGCAATCATCGCGCGGTTTTTGTACATCACCGCGATGGCGGTCAGGTCTGGCTGGATCGGAAAAGGTGCATTACTGGCTGGCATTATTTAGCTCCTGCTTGGGTTACATGGGAAACCGTATCGGCAACACTGATTTCATTGCCAAGTTGCTGTTGTTCGTGTCGATATTGAGAGGCGGCGGCGATAATGCCATCTGAACCACTCACTGCATCAGGCGGTTGATTGCCCTCGGTTTGCATGGCCGATAAAGCGGCAATTTCCGGAGCGGTCTGTAAATAAGCCGTTAAAGCCGCCAAGGATTGTGTAGCCGCCCATTTTTTAAGCCCCGGCGTAGGCAGTTTGGCCGCATTCGCATCAATCAGGCGTGTCAGCTTATCGGCCTCTTGCGCCGCAGACAGTGCCGCCAATTGCGTCTGCAATTCGGCCACGACCGCCACGGGGACGTATTTATCAGGGTCAGCCTCAGCCGAAGCCGCCGCTAAGGCATCTTTATCGGCCTTTAATGTCTCAATCTGCGCCAATAACTCCGCGTTTTTGTCGCCGGCCGCCTTTAGTGTCGTACAGGCCGCCAATACGGCGGCATCATCGGCATCATCAGCCAGCCCTAGTAATTTAAGCAGTTCAGGGTTCATGGTTTCCTCTTTATGGTGGGGTAAAAATAAACTCGCAGCCGCCAACTCAATGGCCTGCATGTTTTTAATGGCAGGGTTATCGGTCAGCGCAATACTGATAAGTTGCTGCACCGCACCGGTGCGGCTGTCATAGGTAAATAAAGGCGAGATATAGCGGTATTGTTTGGCTTTGATTTTAGCCGCCGCCGTTTTTGTCCATTGCACCGACTCGGCAAACAATCCCTTGCCCTCGCGCCAGCGCAATTGCGCCCCCGAAAACATCCCCGCCGCCGCTAAGGGCTGTTTGTTCTCGGTAAACAAGAGTGATTGGTGGTCGTAATCAATCAGCATATCCGGCTGATCGCTTAACGCCGCCATCAATTGCTTGGCTTGCTTTTTATTCAAATTCCACGGCCCCTCGCCTGCCAACGAGCCTTCAGGTGCCGTAAATTCCCCTGCAGGAAATAACTGCACGGCTTTTGAGCCGGCAATTAAAGCAAAGGAGGTGGCGGCCAAGGCCAGTGTTGAATTGGTTTTTTGTTTCATAGGCGGTCAGAATACCCGCACAGATAAAAGGCGTGTTTTAACGATAATTAAAACAATGACGGGGTAGGGTGGGTAGAGCGTCTTTTGGCGAAACCCACCGTTTTGCACGCCAAAACAAACATACGCACGAGAATGCGATTTTAAGCGCGGTAAATGCAAAACCTACCTAACAGCACCTAAAAACGATTTAAACAAAAATTAAAAGGGTGTTAAACGGGTTAGATTTGATATTGTGATAAGTTCGTAGGGTGGGTAGAGCGTCTTTTGGCGAAACCCACCATTTCGTGCACCCATTTGGTGGGTTTCGCACAACGGCCTGTCGGCCGCCGTACTCTACCCACCCTACGACTAAAAACGATTTAAAAAAAATGCAAGGGCATATGCGTAGGGTGGGTAGAGCGTCTTTTGGCGAAACCCACCAAGAGGTGCTAAAAACGATTGAAACAAAAATTAAAACAGATAAATTAAGATGCTTAAGATAATGCGCCGTCTAAGTGTTGCGCAAGAATATCCATAACCTCATTTTCCCAATCTGGCGGCAGGTTCTCTTCGGGCATAAATGGACGTGCCGGAATATCCCCCCACGGCACGCCGGGCGCATATTGCCCTTTGGTCGCACCAAATTGATGGGTGAGCGCGTATTCAACGGCAGTACCAATCTCCACACTTTGATTGTCAGCATAATGCGTAAAGCTATTTTTTAGCACACCGCTGTCTTGCAGTATTTGCGCATCTCCTGCGCCATTGCCTTGTCGTCTCCTCTGTAAAGCGGTATTTGACAATGGCTTCCACGGCTCGCCGCTTGGGGACTGCTGATCAACAAACAATAAAGCAATATGATTTTCTAACGCATCACCTATTGCATCAAGAGGCGGGTGTAAATTGCCGGCGGCCTGCCTAAGACGACTTAATGACCGATCAAGTTCGCTGGTATCAAGCTGGATGTTAATCATTTTTTATCCTATTGGCCATTTGTTCGTAGGGTGGGTAGAGCGTCTTTTGGCGAAACCCACCATTTCGTGCACCTCCGGTGGGTTTCGCACAACGGCCTGTCGGCCGCCGTACTCTACCCACCCTACAATACTTAGGTCATTGACGCGCTGTTGCAACTATCGCAAGTCTCTGTCTATTTCGTCGGTATTGAGTTCAATATTATCAATATTAATCATTGACTGCTACTACATCGCCACCAAAGTAAATCATAATATATTCCTGAATGGCCCCGACACTCTCATCAGGTACTAGACGGCTAATCTCATCAAGCCATTCATCTTCATGGTACTTTTTCACAACGATACGCACCGCTTCTTCTAAAGTCATTTTAGCCACCCTAAGTTCTTAAAAATATCATCAATTTCTTGTGATATTTTCGTAAAATCGTGATCTTTCCACTGTGAATTAGAATACCCTTTATTATTATCATTAACAATATTTGAAATTTGACTTATCATTGTTTTGTCTTTTGATTTTACAGCTATCCATTGTGCATAAGACCTAGCCCACTGCTCACGCCTAGTTAAATAATAGTCTTTATTGATTGCTTGCGCGCCTTTTGTGGAAATAATGGCTTTTGTTGCATCGCTCTCATCAATCGCGTTCCGCCATTTCTCAAAAGCAGGACTTAACTCAGAGCCGAATTTTCCGCTGAGATAAAGCCCTTGGTGATCTAAAAAATGGCCTATCTCATGCGCGACAGTCAATTCAGGATTAACCGAGATTTTGGATACCGCAATAGAGTGAGGTGTTCCGTCGTGAGTAAAATGCCTATATACACCTTGAAATTTTTTACTGGTTGAGCTTTTGATAGGGATTGTAGGCAAAACCCCATCACCATGAATACGGTCAATTTTTTCTAGTACGCTTTTCGCTATGCGTTTTGTATTGCCACTTTTTGGCAAGCTAAATGCGTTAGCAACGGGAATATAAGTTTGTGTATTAATGCGTTTTATCGCTGCATCTTTAACCTTAGACTCAGGCTTGCTCTTTATCGCCTTATTAATCCCCTTGGTTAAATCTGCCCCCGGGTTATAATCCCAGCCTTTATCAGGCTTCATTGCGCTGAGTTTAATCGTCTTATTTAAGCCCTTATCTTGACCGCTGCGCGCCTGTGCTTGTTTTTCTGTGAGTGAGATTAATCGACAGCGACAGCGGTAGCCGTTGAGCGGCGCGTGAGCATTCCAAAAACTATCATCCGCTGGCTTTATCACGCCATCTAATGCTAAATGAGCGGGGCGCACGCGACTGTCATTAATTGCATCGTACATTAAATACGGCCTGTGCTGCTTATTACGCTGTATTTTTTCCCATCGTCCACGGTTGTAGTTGCTTTGGATATTGGTGCGAAAAATATTATCCAGTCGATGCTCGGGGAGTTCTAGTATGCCATTTTCCAGCATTTCCTTTTGCCATTTTTTAAACGATATGCCGCGTTGCAATCCTGCGGACAAACTATTACGCACTTGCTCTAATTGGTCCAGCGCGGCAATGCCTGCAATACTAAATGCCTGCTGTCTTGCCAAGCCTTGCAACTCCCCATAATACACATCCGGCAATACCACACCGCGTTGTTGCGCGGCTTTGATGGCCTCATAAAACTGTACACCAAAGCCAATGGCAAGCGGCTCAGTCAGCATGGGCATAACCCATTATGTCCGCCGCAAACAAAGCTTTTTCAAGTTGCGCACTAAACTCGGTCATATCCGCGCCTTGCATGACCACCGCCAAACGCTGCTCCAAATCCTCCGGGCTGGATGCGGCCGCTATCGCTGATTTAATGGCCTCTGTGGCGATAGGACTGTGCAATGGCATGTTATCAGCTAAAGCCTCAATCGCCTGCTGATCTTTAGTAAACTTTTGCAATCTTGAGGACGCGGCGGCTAAACCGCCGCTCGCGGCAGGAATAGCTAAAATCGGCTCATCCTTTTCTCGCGCCGGGATTTTTAACTTATCATTAATATAGCGCAAAGGGATTTCCGCCCCCGCCTCAGCTAATTTAGGCAAAGCATCGGCATACAAGGCCAAATCATCCGCCTCTTGGGTATCAAATACCCATTTAGGGCAGCGATCATTAGCAAATAAACCATTGAGCATGGCAATGGGATACACCAAATAGCCTGACAAAGTACTGGCTAACTGCCGCGCATCGCTGTTGCGTATATCTAACCGCACCTCATTATGTACCGTACCGAGTGCTTGGCTACCGCCCTTGCTGTCCATCGTGCTTAAGCCATTACCTAAAATGACTTTTGATTGCGTAGACTCGCACCAATCTATCATGGCTTTAAAGGGGTCAGAGCCGCCCGAGGCGGTGGCGGTAATAAAATCCATTTGCATAGAGTCAGGGATAATACCGCCTGCATTATGACCAATGCCGATAACGGCCTGCATTAAGGTTTGTTTTTCTTCGGCTGTCGCCCCGCGCGAATATTTACCCACTTTAATCGGCAAGCCATAAATTTCCAACAACTCGGCCAAATCACGCACCGAATAATTTTTAAATAAATACGGCCATGCCAAGCTTCTATGCAAGCCGGTGCGGCTCAAATGCCCGGAGCGTGATTTGTGTATATGCACAATCCAACCCAAATCGCGCAATGGCTCGCCATGCAGAGAGCTGGTGCGCAAGCGCAAAGCATTAGGCTGCGTCGGGTCTTGCGTAAACCAGCGCGGCGTGCGGTGCATCAACTCAGGAAACCAACCAAGCGCGTCCTGCTGCCAGTCTAGTTCCAAGCAACTATAACCATGCCCTAAGGCATCGAGCGCATCAAACAGCATATCTTCCACATCCAGCATATCGCGAATGCGCGCCTCCAGCTTGGCTGTCGCTTGCTTCTCGGCCTCGCTGGCCTCCGTTGGTGGCTGTAAGTGCCAATCTAATCCGACCACCGCCATTTTGCGCTTGTGCATTTCTGCCTGGATATGACCGTCTTTTTCCTCCATATCCATAAACAATTCCGCTTGCGCGACCAAATAGCCTTGCTCGGCTTGCTCCAGAATCACGCTTAAGCGTTCAGGGCTTAAGCCTTTGGCGGGATGGCCTGCAAATTCGCCCTGCAATTGCACTGCCTGAGCCGTTTGCACTTGTTTTAAGGCTTTTTTATTTTCCATTCGTAAGGTTAAAACC